TAATTCTCCAGTATTAGAAATATATTCTGATGTAATTGTTTCTCCATTATAGCTTTCTATTCTTACAATAGGATGATGTTCATACCATTTATTATTTTTCTTTATAAATGTATCTCTTATATCTCCAATAGCTCTCATTGGCTGTTGCGTTGGTATTGTGTATGATTGAGATTGATGTTCTTCATATGCTGTTGCTGTTGAGCCTTCTTCTAGTTGAATTGTTGAAATATTATAATCTGCTGTTATCCAAGTAAATCTTACATATTCACAATTGCTCGGTGTAGTAAAATAATTATTTAATTTTTCTCCACTTATATGGTTTTTGTCTTTATCATAATAAACAACTCCGAAATTAGTACTTGAATATGCAATTCCTAAGAAATAAGTTGTTGAAGACTTAACCTTACAATAATCACTTGTTGAATAAGTACTATATGCTGATGTTGTTAGTATATTACCCGTATTTCTTTGTATTGCTGTTCCTGTCAAAACACTCTCTTTATCAAACAAATTCTTATTACATATAACTTCATTTATACTTCCATTATCCCCACAACTCTCAACTTCACTTGGATAGTCTGGGCTTGGACTTGCTCCGTATTGTTCAAAATCTGTATCTGTTCCTTCAACCAGCATTACATTTTTAATAGTTAATATTGCTTCTTTTCCACTCTCGGTTGAACCATTGTTATCAAATCTTATTTGTGATAAAGATTTATAATCAGCAGTTGCATCAGTTGTAAATGTATATGTATATTTTTGAAATTCTTTAGTTAAATCAATTGTTTTTGACCTTATTCCTGATGCATTATATCCAATAAACAATACCTCAAAACTTTTTACATAGTCATTCTTTTTTGCTTCAAAAGATATAGTGTATTGAGTGTTGTTTTTTATAATACCATTACCTATTCTATATGTTATAAAACTTTCAGTAGTATTAGTAGTTTTTCTTGTCATTGTATATGTTTCTTTATCAAATGTTGAATACGAAGACCAATAACAATCATCTCCAACATTTATGTTTTCATTTCTAATTAAATTCTTACCACTTCTTGTCTCTTGCTTACTATTACCACTTATCTTTAACTCACATCGCATTTCTGCACTGTCATTTAGGTCTATGCTTTCTCCTGATGCTTGTCCTTTTGGTAGTCCGTTTAGGTCTTGTCTTAATTGTTTGTTCTCTTCTTTTACTTGTTCTAATTCTGTAAACATAGTATCAGCTAATTGATGCATATCTATTACTTGCTCAGATAAAGTATTCATCAGTGGTGTTACTTGTTCAATAAATTGACTTGTATCATTGTTAAAACTCTTAATACTACCAATTTGCTGATCAACACTCTCTGCAAGTTTTTTCATATCATCTAGAATTTCTGCTGTGCTATTTTCATCATCATTATAATAAATATCATTATATGTACGAGCCATAATTTCAGCCTCCTTTTATATCTTTGTATTTATAGTTTTTGTAGTAACTATAATTTTTATTTTTCATTTCTTTATAAGTTAAATATCTTATTGCTTTTATTTTCAAAACAAACTTAGAGCCAGTTTCAACTCTTGCTGGCTCTGTAATAACTTCAATTATTTTATTCATATTATCACCTAATATCTCATAAGTACAATTTTATATTTTGCATTATATGAATCTTGTCCACCATTTATGCCATATATTCCTTGTACTTCAATTCTAATTCTATTATCATTTGTAAACGTTACACTTTTACCCATGTTCATACTCCAACATGGATAGTCCATATTTGTATCTTTATATGTTCCAAACGAATAGCTTTCATTTGCAATATTTCCATTATTATTTAATAATCCAAACGATAGTACTACACAATTATTTCTACTAAATCCAAGCGGAAAATCTATTACTTTACTACCTGTCAAAACAGTTTTATTATCTGCAGATTCATTTATTGTAATGTTTCCTTCTAATACTGAAATATTATTTTTTACTACATATGCACTTCCGTCCTCAACTGAAAGTAACTCTGTTTTTATTTGATTTATAATAGTTTGACACTCTGATTTTACTTGATTGTATATTCCATTGAAATTTAAAAATTTTCTTGTATCTTTAAAATCAGCTATTCCACTTGCAGTCGTTCTAAATCTTGCAAATTCTAATTGATATATATTGCTAGTTCCATTGTATTTATTAATGTCTTGTTGTGTAACAGCTGAGTATCCTGTACTAGATGTTAATAATTTAAAAGAGACTTGACTAAATGTATCTTTTGTAGATTCTTTAGACAAGTCAATTTCTAAAACAAGTACACAATATAAACTATCTGTTCCAGCTGTAATTGTTTCACTATTAATAACTGCAACTGGTCTTCCTGCTATTTCGCATAATCCTTCTGAAATTGTTATTGAATTAGTAGTTTTACTTAAATTCATTCCATAAAAAATTCCATCATTTTTATTTAAAAACTCTTGATGTATTCTTGCATCTACTTCTGCATTTGCAAGTTGATTTGTAAATCTAAAACCTTTTATCATTTTATTTATTCCTTTCCTTTAATAATTTATCTATAAAGTTAATTCTCATATTTCCACAAGTTATATTTATAAAACTATTTCCTTTATCTGTAATAGCTGAAATATAAGTATTTAATATAACATTGTTATTTGTTCTAACATTTATTGGAGTACCAATTTTTAATTTGCTAACATCAAATAATTTACTATTTCTGTTTATATCAAATGAAATATAGTGATTATATGTATTTGATTTAAACTTGTCTAATGCTGTCTGTTTTGCATCTTCTGATTTTGATGTGTATACTGTTTCAACTTCTCCTGATGCTCTATCAGTATTATCTTTATCTTGTGTTGTTGTTCTATCACTTAGTAAATACCACTTTTGAACATCTGTATCTGTTTTTACAATTACTTTTGCTATAACACTTGTTTCGAATTTTTCAGTATAATTACTTATATCTGGTACTGTTGTATCTATTAATTGTGTTTCACTTTCTTGTTTATAGATTGTTAATTTTATTCTTTTATTCACATAAGAAAAATCTAAAATTATATTATAGTTTTGGCTACAATTTGTTACGAATGTATGAAAATTATATATGCCATTATTGTTATCTACGGATTTTGTTATTTTTGTATGTGTTTTAACTTCTACATCTAACCAATTAATATTTAATAATGTATCATCTGAATTAGTAAAATTATCATATATTTCCTTTGCTATGAAATCTTCTATTCCTGTTGAACTAATTAAACTTTCATTTTCTAGTATAATATTTCTATCAAAAATATTAGAAATATATTCTAATGTAATTTTTCTTTTTATCTCACCATCTTCATTTTCTATATCCTTTATTATTCCAATGTAATCTATATTTTCATTTCTTTGTAAAACAACTATATCATCATTATTAGCATTAATTTTTTTCATAACTTCGAATATTGTATTTTTATTTGTTTCTTCATCTATGACATATTCATAATTTTCAAATTCTATAACGTCTTTGATTTCTAAATCTGATTTGTCTAAAAAATATACCAAAGTTTCTTCTGATTTATTTTTGTTCTTTTCTTTTGCCCATATTTGAATCTTTTTTGTTTCATTATCTATATTTTTCAATAAATCTTCAAATGTTATTTCTGCATTGTATACTCCACCTGTTTTTGGTGCTTCTATTTCTATTTCATAAAATCCACTTTGTGAATTATAAATTAACTCATATTCTTTGCCATTAAAACTTGCTTTTACACCCATATACTACACCGCCTTGTATTGTGGAAAAATTGTCAATTTAGCATTTAATACATCATCATCAGCTGTTAATCTTATTTCAGATGTTCCGAAGTGGTAATTTAAAAATATTTTGCTTTGTTATATCTATATATGCTTGTTTCCATAGATTTTCTTTTGTTCCATCTCTATTTTGTTTTTGAATATATATATCACCAGTCTTACTTGAATATAATAATTTTTCATATTCATTTATTGTTATTGGAATTTTTATACTTGCATATTCTTCTTTATCTACTAAAATAGAGATAGTTGGATTTTGTACGAATCCATCTATCTCTACTTGAATTGGTGCTTCAATATGCCCTTTGTTATCAAATTGAATTGCTCTTGAATTATAGTCTATATATCTACTATTCCATGTATATGGATATCTCATTTCATCTTCATATGTTTCTATTTTAAATATTGTTTCATTTTGCTCGTACCATAGAGACTTGCTCGCAAATTCAATAGGACAAGCAAGCCATTTTCCTGTTTTTTCTGTTTTATCAAGCTTTTTTAAAGTAATATCTCGATAATATGTCTTTTCCCCATTTTCAAAAGGAATAATGTATATCCATTTTATATTATCAGAACTTTCTATATAATCTATAAATTCTTTTACTTTATCATAAGATTTAAAATAAGCTGTTCCATTTGGATTCTTTTGTTCTATTTTTCTGTTATTTTCAATAAAATCAAATCCTAACTGTGAAAAATTTATATTATATGAATATCCTAAGTTAGATGGAGATATTAGAAAACAGCCCTCTTCTAAATTATCTAGTCTAAATTGTTGTCCTTTTTCATTTTCTAATAAAAATTTTCTTACTTTCATTTTCTCATCTCCTAATATATTTCTCCTAATCGATTATTTACTGATGTAATTATAAATCTTCCAGCTACATCTTTATCAATTATTATCTGAGCATTCAAATTTTTAACAGCTGATATAAAAGCATTTGTTAAATTATCCAAACTCAACTGATTTACATTATCTGTTCTTTTCATCGTAGATGTAACATCAAATTCAGTTGGAATTGATGCTGACATTTCATCAGATACATTTTTCATTGTATTTTTAAATCCTTCTCCAACTCCTAATGCTAAGTTGGTTCCGATTTCATCTTTAAAAACCTTTGAAGGTGAATGTATTCCAAAAAAGCCTTTGATTCCACTTAATATGTTTCCACACCATTCTTTAACTTTGTCCAACAACCAGTTTTTTGCATTTTTTATTCCTTCCCAAATACCAGATACAAGATTTTTTCCAACTTCATGCATATTAGAGAAATAATTTGCAAAACCATGTACTAATGAACTTATGATTTGAGGAATTTTGCTAATTAGCTGAGGAATAGCTTTTATTAGTCCTTCTGCAAGTTTTATTGTAAGTGTAATACCTGCTTGTACCAATTTGGGTACATTGTTTGATATTGCCATATATAATTTATCAATAATTTCTGGTATTTTATCAATCAACTGTGGTAATGCATTTATTAATCCTTCTGCCAAACCTATTAGCAATTGTATTCCTGCGTCAATTATCATATCTATATTATCTAATAATGTATCTACAATTAAAATTACAGCATCTATCATTTGTGGTATTAAAGTTGGTAATTGTTGTGCTATACCTTGAACTAATGATACAATTAATTGTATACCCATTTCTATTATTTGTGGTAACATATCAAGTAATGTTGTTAATAATGTACTTATTATTTGATTAGCTCCTTGCATAATTGCAGGCAAATTAGCCATTATTCCTTCCATTAATGTGTTTAAAATTTGTACTCCTGAATCTAATAACATTGGAAGATTTTCGTTTATTTGTTCTATAATTTGTGGTAAAACTGATACTATTCCACTTGCTATTTCTTGAACTCTTGGTAAAATATTTTGCGCAGCTGTTATAACACTATTTGCTAAATTATTTACTAAATTCCCCATATTTTCTGTATTGCCTGTTGCTATTCCAGTTAATATATTTTGCCAAGCTGATTTCATTGCTGATACAGAACCCTGAATTGTAGTACTTGCTTCTTTAGCTGTTGTTCCTGTTATACCTAATTCTCCTTGTATTACGTGAATTGCCTGATACACATCATTTAAGTTATTAATATCATACTTAATTCCAGTTACTTTTTCTGCATCTGCAAGTAATCTTTGCATTTCAGTTTTTGTTCCACCATATCCAAGTTTTAAGTTATCTAACATAGTATAATTTTGTTTAGCAAAACCTTGATATGCATTTTGTATCATTGACATGTCTGTACCCATTTTGTTGGCGTTATCAGACATATCAGTAATAGCCATATCTGCAACTTGTGCTGTTTTTGCAGTATCATTATTTAAACTTTGCAATAAACTAGCTGAAAAAGATGTTACAGTATTCATATAATCATTTGCTGATAGTCCAGCAGTTTTATAAGCATTATTTGCATAATTTTCAACTGTTTCAGCATTATCTTTAAATAATGTTTCAACACCACCTACAAGTTGTTCATAATCTGCATAACTATTTAATGCTTCTTTACCAACATTAAGTATAGTAGACCCTACTTCTTTTACTGCACTTACCAGTTTTTTTAATCCACCAGTTATTACATTTCCCAATACATTTGCTTTGAGAATATCTCCAAATTTTAACGCACTATTTCCTGCATCATCAAAATTGTCTTCAGTATCATTTAAAGATTTTTCGTTTTCCTCTAATTCGCTATTCAATTTATTTAAATCTGCTTTTGCCAAATTTAATTTGCTTTGCCAATTTGCTACTTCTCTACTATTATCCCCATATTCTTTTCTGGCTAATTTAAGTCCTTCTTGTAAACCTAATATAGTTTGAACTTGTTGGTCTATTTGCTTATTTAAATTTTTACTTTTATTTTTTGAGTTTTCCACAGCATTATCGCTTTTTGAAAACTCACTAGCAGTTAATTTTATTTCGCTTGACATCACTTTTAAATTATTAGTTATATCTTTAAGTGCTTTTTTATACTCAGTTTCACCTTTTAATTTGACTGTTCCTCCAAAACTTGATGACATATTTTCACCTTCTTTATTAAAATCTATATAATAAAGAAAGGTATCGGGTAACTACTTCACTAACTCTGTATGTGCGTGTTCCTCACTCTTTTCTTTTTGTATTCGTATTCTGTTTTTGCATCTTGTGCATTTTATTTCTCCATCAATGTGATTTATAAAAATCAGAGTTTGACCACATTGTGGGCATTTAATCTTTTCCATTTTGTTATTCATCACTAAATAATTCTCCTTGATGATTTATTTTTTCTTCTAATTCTGCGTATGTTATTTGTTTTAATTTAAAATCATAATTATTTTTATAATGTTCATATAAGCTTAATAGTTTTTTTAAAGTCATTCTGCCAACTTCTTTTTCACTAAAGCCTAATAAACAATGTCCTATAAATAGCAACCACGAGAAATCAATAATAAATTCTTCATCCTCGTGGATTACACGTTTTTTTCTTCTTCATTTTCTTTTTTAGTTGAATCAATTACTGTTTCTTGTACTTTTTCTGTCATTTTACTCATTCCTATTTCTGTAATAATTCTTCCAATTTGTTTTTCTGTTAAAAATTCTCTTTTTATTTCTGCTGTTTCGTTTTCAATATCAATTCCTTCATTTATCATTTCTGTTATTCCAAATTTTAAAGCGCCAATATTTACTTCATTTTCTTTTCCTTCTGTCATTTCTCCCCATTTTTCATATGAGCCATATTTTTCTTGTATTTTTTCTATTACATTCATATTAAATACAAGAGGATAATCAATTCCTTTATAATTTATATGCTTTGTAGTATCTTGCATCTTTACCTCCATCTTAAAAGAAGAAAGCAAACTATTTGTCTGCCTTCTTCTTATTTTCTTTTATTTTTTCAACATAATTATGTTCTTGATTTATTTCCTTAAATCTATTTTCATCAATATTGATTTCATCATTGATTTTATATACTTTATTTGTATATTTATCTCTAAATATTTCTATTACTTTTACTTTCATATATTTTCTCCTTTATTAAGCGGCTGGAGTTAGTAAACCATCTAAATAAGTTTGTGCTTCTGCTAAAGTTGTAAAAGACTTAACTTTTTTCCAGTCTCCAACTTTCATTCCGTTAATTTCTTCTTCTAATTCCATTAGTTTTGCCTCAATAGAAACTGTATTATATTCTATTGATTCCCCTTTTGTTTTTCTGTCTGCTGTAATTTTTGTTATTTGAATACGTGGTAAAAATTCTACTTTAAAGCTTTTAACCCCTTTATAAATTTTTGTTACTATATGTCCATAACCAATTTCTGGTGCTTCATTTCCTGAATTGTCAGTTACTTCTTTATCCTCACTAATTGTAATTCCTTTTAATTCTGCATATACTTCATCTGTAACATCATCAACAGTTATATTCACCGTTCCGCCTTTAAAAGATAAGTCTTTTTCTGCTATTATATCATCAGCTCTTAAAGTGGTATTGTTTCTATCTTCTGTTATTTTTGCGTCTATTAATCTTCCTAAAACTGGTACTTTAGAATCTGTTAAAATTTTATATTTTTTTGTTGCATAATCAATTTGATTATATTTAGCATTTCTTAAACCTATACTAGCCATTTATATTCCTACCTTTCTTGAATGAAATCGTTCTGTGATATAATCCTGTATCTTCTTCATACATTTCAATACTATCTCCATCCCAAATCCATTCATTTTCTTTCATTTTATTTTTTATATCTTTCATTATTTTTAAATAATTGCTATCTGAATAAATATCTATATCAACATATACTTCACTATCAGTAATTTCATCATCACTTGAAAAAGAGGGTATTTCGTCAACTATTGTCCATACAACATATGTTTTTTTATTACCTTTATATTTCAAATGTGCAACTGGTACATCTAAATTTAAAATATTTTTTATTTCACTTTCCATCTTCTACTCCTTTGGCAAATATTTATCTTGAATTTTTTTCATTTCCGCTTCTATTTCTGATTTTTTAAATGATTTTCTAATAAATGGTTTTTTCTTTTCTCCACTTGATGTTCCATATTCTCTTGCCGCTACAATTAAAGGAACAGGTGATCCTTCATATTCGTAAGTTTGTTTTTTGCCGCCTTTTAATTGTTTTGTTATTTTGAAATTTTTACCGCTTTTAGTTGGTTTATATCCATAAAAAGCAATTTTCCTATTTATTCCACCATCACTTGGAGTATTATATACTCTAGTTACTCTTAAATATTCTAATATTTTAGATGGGTCTTTAAATTTTCCATTTATATTATGTCTAATATTCTTTTCAACCACCTTTGCTCCTGCTGTAACCATTTCATTCATCATCTTTTCAGAAGAAGTTTCTAAATCTGCAAATTGTTTGATTAAATCATATGGTAATTCTGAGTTAAATCTTGCCATTACTTCGTTACTCTTTTGCATTGAAGTTCAAGTTCAATATTTGCTTCATCAATATTGTTTAGATATTCAACTGTATAAATTTTATCTTTAAATTTTACATATACTTTTCTGTTTGAATTGTAATAAGTATCTTCTACTGTTTTAGAATATCTAATAGTAAAATTAGTATAAGCTTTTTCAAAATCAGAACCACTTGCAATTAAAGTATATCCTTTTGTAGTTTTTACTTTAGCAAAAGGTTCGAGGATAACAACTTCTGTTTTTGTTATAAATCCATCATTATCCTCTAATTCTTCTATTTGATATATAGATATTTTTTTATCATAATCTCCTGCATTTATCATAGATTATTCCTCGTATGCATATCAAGAATAGTTTTCACAGTATTATTTATGTTTTTACCATCAACATACATTGTTCTATTATCATACATATCTTGGCATAGCACATAAACTACTATAACAAAGTCCGAATATGTATCGAGTGTTTCATCTTCTGCATTTTCGGACTCTTGTGGTATTCCTGTATAATTTTCTATATAATTTTTAGCAATATTTAAAAATAATTCTATATTTTTTTCATCTTCTTCACTAATTTCTGATAATCTCAAATAATCAGCAATATCTTTTACAGTAATTTCACTTACTTTCATAATTTTCCTCCTTTTTAGGAAGTTTTATTATGCAGCATCAGTTGTTCCAGATACTGCAACAGCTATTTTTTGTGTATTTTCTACTTTAGCATCTAATTCACTATATCCACATACACCAATTGCGTGTTGTGTAGCAAATTTTTCAACTAATACTTGTATTTCCATTTCTTCTGTTTCTTTAACAGCTAGTCCTGAGAAATCTCCATAGAATATTACTGGTTTTGTTGCTGTTCCTAGTTTTTCAACTTTTTCAGAGCAATAAACTGGTTTTCCTAAAAGTTCATAATCCCATTTTTCGTTAAATGCTCTATTTAAGATATAATTTTCATCGCTATCTTTTAATTTTCTTATTTTCTTTCTTGTCTCTCTATTCATTATCCAATAAGCATTTGCTTGGAATGCATCTGGTACTGCTTCTTGAATATCAATTAATTCATCAGCTGTAACTGAAGATTTATTTGATAAAACAACTTTCATATTTGTTGAATCGTAAGAACCAACAATACCTGATATTTTAGTTGAAGTACCGTTTATCATTTCCCCTTCATAGAATAATTTGAATTTTTCTGCCATTTTGTTAATTACATATTCAGTTAAATTAAAGTCACTATTATTTAATAATGATTTTGATATTTTAGTTAATGCTCCAATTAAGAATCCTGTTAATTCTACTGTTGCAAATTTTCCTGAATGAGATACTAGTTCATCAAATTCAGTAGCATAAGCTACAGTTACATCATCTGTTGTATCATCATATTTTGGTACAGCTAATGTTCCTTTAGCATTATATTTTGTTGCACTTGCATATAATGGAGATATTTCATTAACTTTATCAATTATTTTACTAGCTATTGTTTTTGGTATTATTGCTCCATTATCTCCTTTTGTTAAATTTGTGTTATTTTGTATTCCATTTACAAAATTTCTAATAAATGTAGCAAAATTCTTTACATCTTTTTCTTCTTGTGTTAATTCTTTTTTGTCTTCTACTTTTTTATTTTCCATTTTGTTCAATTTTTCCATTCTTTCTAATGTTGCATCAATGTTTTTGATTTCTTTTTCTGTGTCATCAAAATTTTTGATTTCTTCTTCATTCATTTCTCTGTTTTCAATTTTTGCTTTGTTTAAAATTCCTTCCATTTTTGATTGTAAGTCATTTCTTTTTTCAATTAATTCTTTTTCGTTCATATTTTTTACCTTCCTTTTTTTAAAATTTTTATAAAATAAAAAAAGCAACTATTTTCTAGTTACTTTTCATTATTTTTTTATAGTTAATAGCCTTTTTTCGTAATTTGAATAATCAAATTTTGGCTCTTGTGTCTTTTCAAACACATTTTTCAAACTTTGTGGTACATTTTTATAATTTTTAAATAAATCTGATACACACGCAGCAATTTGTTTTTGTTCTTCTAAAACATTTATATTAAATATTTCTGCTGTGTCTTTTGCACCTAACCAACTTTCTTCATTTATTAGTTCTTTCAACTTTTCTTTGTCTACTTTTGATTTTTTCATATAAAGTGGTATCATTGTAGAGTTTTCAACTGTGTCTAATAAATCTATATATTTTTGGAAGTCTATTGCATTTCCATAACAATAGCCAAGTGGTTTATGTATCATTATCATTGAACTTTCATATAGATTAATGTCATCACCCATCATCAAAATGAATGTACCTGCACTAGCACACAAGCCATCTACATATGTATGTATTTTAGTTCCAGCATCTTTTAATCTTTGGAGCATACTACATATTGTTGTTGCTACAAATACTTCTCCGCCGTGGTGTATTCATATAAATGTTTAAATCTGATATGTTTCCTAAATTGTCTAATTCTTCTTTAAAACTTTGTAACCCTATTAAATTTTCATCTTTTTCACCAGTCCACCAATCTTTGTCATCTGTGACAATTTCGCCATAAAAATAGAGGTCAGCACTTGAATTTGGAATTATATTCTTAATTTCATAAAACTTCTTCTTCATTTTGTTCACCTCCCTTCGCTTCTTCATTGCCTGTATTTAAATCATTATTTTGTGGTTTTTCTTCAATTTTTTCACCCATTTTAACCATTTTATTAGTATTTGGTGTATAAATTTGATTTGTTTTTGGGTCTAGTAATACATCTCCTAATCCTAAATTAATCATAT